TTGTCCCAATTCGCCCGCGTCACGCCCAGCACTTCCTGAAGGCGCTCCGGCGTATGGGCAGGCTGACCGCTGTTCTTACGCGCCTTGTGGCACTGCGCCGCGAGGTGGGCCAGCCCCTGGCAGGCTTTACGTGTCTTGGCCTGCACCTTGCCCATCACCGGCTCGAAACGCGCCCACAGGGCCACGGTGACCCCTTGCTCGTCACACCACTCCCGGCTATCCGCATAGGCGTAGCGCAACCAGTGCTGGTATTCAGGCTCGAGCGTGCGGATCGCCGCCACGATCCGGGCATCGTCAAACGCCCACGGTGATAGCGGCATGCTGCTTTTGGGCTTAGGCCGGGTACCACTAGCAAGCAGGCGGGTCGACTGGCGCTTCATCTCAGCACACCACCGCCGATGGCCAGCCGGTGGCAACCGATCTCGGTACGTCTCATCGGTATAACGTGCAGGAGCGTCCGACTCGCTAATGCGGCGGGGCGTCGGCGCAGCGTGCGCATAAACCACAGTACGGCGCATGTACGCCAATCCTTGAGCATCCAGCACGACCACCCCCTCATCGATAACGCTGACCGCGTTGGTCAACGAACTCTTGGCAAGGCACGCAGCGCGTGACCCACGGCATCGCCTCACGGCGTCTCGGGTCGATGTCGAAGCCACACTCGACGCAATACTCAGACCCCGGCTGGCTCTCGCGCGCCGCTTGCTCACGCGCCCAACGAGCCGCGCGCTCCTCTTCCAGGCGCGCCTGTTCTTCCCCTGCGATATCGGCTACATCACTCACAGCAACCATTCCCCCGTGCTGGCCAACAAAGCGACGAGCCACAGGCTGCCGATCATGGCTTCTTTGATTAACGTCATGACAGCTCGCCCTCTGCCCCAATCTCTTTCAGCGCCTGCTTAACCGCATTCAAGCGACGCTGGCTTTCTTCACCCCGGTAGGCGTGCCACTCGACCAGCTCCACCAACTCGCGAGACGCTTTGCATACGCGCTGATGCTTGTAGCGGAGATCGAGCAGCTCCTTTGCCTGGAGATCCACTTGACCCTTGAACATATCTCGGTTTCTGCGGAGCCGATCAATATCGGCCTGATGGCGTCGGCGCATACCCACAATGATCAGATCATTCGCCATGCGGTATTCTTCAAAATCGGGGTGATCGCGTAGCTCAGCCATGCTCACTCCTCCGTCAACGCAACAAATTGAGACTTCTTAATCTCAATTAGATCGGAGTGAATCTCAGGAAACTCCTCCTGCTCAAGATTCGGCACTGGCACGGCAACGACTACCTGATCCTTCACGTAGCCTGCGACCGCGTGACTCATGAAGCCTGAAGAGAAAACGAGCGTGCCCATCTTCAAGCGCTCAATGGCCCAAGGGCTAAACAGGGAAGCCGCATCAACGTTATTGACAGCACTGATATCACAAGCAAGCTGCTTGCCTTCTTTAAAACGGCGATTAGGTGAAGCCTTCCAGCCCCACTCACCGTCGAGTATCGTTTCCTCAAGCTTCCAGCCGCGCCGCTGCTCTGGCATTTCTTTAAAAATCAACGCCTGGACACGCTCACCGGAGAAGTCCGACCGAGAAACCATCAGGTTGTCAGCCTGATATTTCTCCATCAGTTTTTTATAGGCTTCCTGCCGTGGAGCCTTTGCATCCCTGAACTCGGCCATGAATGCCGAACTCTTTTCTTTACTCATCACGAAGTAACGACGCGCTTGATCACCCATCCTCAACCCCCAATCTCAAAAGCGAGCATCCGCAGACGCGGCAGCGGCCGCCCGGTGCCACGGCTGACAGCCGCGACTTCGCTCAGCAGCACTTCCACCAGGTCAACGGCTTCTTTCATCATGCGATCTACCTGTGCAGGGCAATCGTTGCGGTCATAACCGCCGTTGTGGGCTGGCTGGGAGTACTGCAGGAACTCACCAAACTCCTGGCTGATGCGGTGAAGCTGGGAAGCCGCGCGGGCGAGATCGTCAACGGCTGAGAAACGGGGCACCGGCACGTACAGCGAACCGGCCATGGCCATCAACTCCCTGCGCACCTCGATCTGGTACTGCTCTGGCAGCAGATTGACCCATGGCCACTTCCAAGCGAGGGGAAACGGCTGATCGCCGCGAATGATCCTGCCGACTTTCATCGAGACGCTGCGACGCCAGCGCATATACGCATCGGTGCTGCGCTCGACCTCGTCCCGATCCACTTCCACCATCCCTTGGCGCTCCAGCGCTGGGATCAAGTGAATGGTCGAGAACGACTCGATGGATTCACTGCTATTCGCGAACCAATCCAGCGTGGCTTTGATGATGACGTCGCACTCAGTGCGGGGCTTTGATGACATGACAACCATCCTTTTTCGTTATCGTTTTCAGCCCATCTGTGTGGGCATCCCCACATTCTGCTTATTCGTACATTGTGGCGCAATAGCTAATGCAAATCCGGCCTTCCTTTTACGTACATTCAAAGCGGAAAATTCAAGGATGAAAATCGGACACGTGATCAGGCGCTTGCGACGCGCCCAGGGGAAAACCCTGCAACAGCTATGTGACGCGACTGGCGATCGGCTTCAGTCCGGCTACCTCTCACGCGTCGAGCGCGACGAGATGGCGCCCAGCGTCTATATCGCCGCAGAGATAGCCAAGGCATTGGGGGTTAGTCTTGACCACATAATCAAGCTGGCTTCAGGGCAAGAGGAAGACTCACACCCCTCTGAAAACAGACGCTTACTCCCCGTGGTTTCGTGGAACGATCATGAAACGATAAGTGGGGGATATAGAGCGAACACATCTAGGGTAGAGCGCTGGGTCTGCCCGCCTACCAATATGCCAGAAGAGGCGTTCGCTCTTGATGTGGTTGACACATCGATGAACTCAAGCGACGGATTGAGCTTCAGCATGGGCGGGGTAATAGTGATCGACCCTACTAAGATGCCTCAGCCCACAGACTACGTTTTGGCATACTCCCCTGCGCATAAGAAAGCACTGTTTAGGCGCTTAGTCACTGACGGAATTGACAATTTCCTATCAGCTCAAAACCCTAACTATCCGATGAGAACGCTGACAGATGAATGGCTGCTCATCGGCGTCGTGACGGCCCAGATTCTTGACCTAAGAAGCAATAATTAAAGTATCTGCATTTTTACATTTTACGTATTAGTGCTTTTTGGCGTAGCATAGTAGGGCAACTCGCTACGCGCGCCGCTATGCGTTATATTCAGAAGGTTTAGGGAAAGCAGAAACGAACAACGGCCGGGTTTAGCGGCCCGGCCGTTGGAAGCTGTGAGATCAGTCACAGGTCATATATTTTCTCGCACGTTGTTGCCAAGCTATTGATTTCAAAGAACTGTTAGCGGGCAGGTCTATGAAAGCCGGACACAACTATAGGTAGTATATGGCGTGGTCTCGTAGCGTTCAACTTTCTGCTGACGTTTGTACAAGAGTACAAATGTACAAAAGCACACGGGAACGGAACGCACGATATGACAAACGTAGGACGCCAGGGCTTAGCCAATTTTTACGAAGAGCGTTTCCGCAGCGACCCCCACGCGCTGCTGGATTACTGCCACGGCGAGATCGCCCAAGTCGCGGCTGAAGTATCCGTCGACTGGGACAAGCTCGCCAGTGACCTACGCCTCGATGACAAAAAGCATCGCGGAAAAATCCCCACGCGCGCTAAAGGCGAGCGTCATCGTGTTGCCGTTTTCGGCTCACTGAAGAAAGCCCGCAACGGTATCGAATTTCCCCATATAAATTTTCACACGCTCGCCCAGGGCGGCTACAACGCCGTCTGGTCTGGCTATGATGCCCTGCTCGAACTTTACCGGCGCGAAGGCGGCCAAGCGACTGATGCGAAGCACGCCGCCTGGCTTGCCAAACAGGAAGCACGGCGCGCGGAGCGCGCCGCGCGCATGGCAGAAGTGGAACGCCAGGAACGCATCGAGCGCGAACGTCTCCAGGGCGAGCATGACGCCTATGAGCAGGCGTTCTATCGCGGTGGGGCCCACTCATTTGAATACGCACCGGGCAAGCGCGACACCGTCGAACTGATCGGCGATGCCGACGGTACCGAGCCTTACCTGCAGAACAAACAGATCGAGAGCATCATCGAGGCCGTCACGCTCAAACGCATGCGCGACCGCCACGGCGAGTTCGTCGCGTTTGCCCTGCAGGGTATCGACGGCGACTATCGCGGCCTACAGCGGCTATACCCAACGTTCAAAAAATACACCGTAGCCGTGCGCGGCGGTCAGTTTGATGGCGCGCACATGCTGATCGGTGACATCTACGCCAAGCGGCTCTATAGCGTCGAGGGTTTCGCTACCGGTGCCAGCGTTTGGCTTGCCGAAACGGCGATCCGGGGCGAAGAGTGCGGCGTCATCGTAGCGATGAACGCTCAGAACCTGCCGAAAGTGCTGCGCGCATACAAGCGCTGGGACGACAAGTTGCGCCCGGTGAACGCCGCCGATAACGACTGCTGGAAACCCATGGCAGGCAACGCTGGCCAACTCCGCGCCCTGGAAGTGAAGCGCGAGCTGGAGGTTCGCAGCGTGATGCCGCGCTTCCACGAACTGCTCGACGATGACGCGATCGCTGACGCGCTGGCCAGCGGCAAAGGCCCGAACGACTGGAACGACATGCACTGCCTGTTCGGCCTGGACGTCACCGCCAAAGCACTGCGCGCGCGTTCCAGCAAGGTCGAGGTTGAGACCGCCTTTTTCGATTACTGCCTGCAGCGCGTCCAGGCGTCCGGCAGCATGAACGTAATGGAAGAGGCGCTGAAAGCGGTCAACGCAGGCATGCAACTGGCACCGACTAAATACACCGGTCGCGCCGTTTTCCGTACCGTCTGCGAAGCGATCACGCAGGGTTTACCGTTCAACCGCCATCGCCTTCTATCCCGCGTGTGCTGGCTGGCGAAGAAGAAGCTGGAGCGCGCCGCTGGCTTACGCAGCTTCACCGCTGAAGGTCTCAAACGCCCCAACGTTCAGCACCACAAGGTTCGCGGCGTGCGCGCCGCTCACGGCAATATCCTGCTGCCTGACCACATTCAAGACCTCGTCCAGTCGCTCAACGGCATGGTGATTGTTCGCGGCCCGATGGGAGCCGGTAAAACCGAACATCTGATTCGTCCATTGATGCAGGCGTCACCGAAAGCCGCTTACATCGCTCACCGCGTCTCGCTCGTCGGCGATGCCGCTTACCGCCTCAACACCACGCACTATCGCAACGTGATCGCCGCCGAGATGCCCTACGTATCGCACCTCGCGTGCTGCGTAAACTCCATCACTCACCCCAAATTTCACAACGGCGACGGCCGCTCCTGGTTCACCACCGTCGACACGCTTTGCATCGACGAAGCCAGCCAGGTGCTGCGCCACATCGCCACCGGCCCGGTGGACCAGCCCACCCGCGTCATGGACGGTCTGGTGGAAGCCATTCAGTCCGCGCGCCTGGTGTTGATGTGCGACGCCGATGCCAACGACTCACTGATCGAGCTATGCGAGATGGCGCGCCCCGGCGAGCCGATTCACATTCTCGAAGTCGACCCTGCCAACGACCATATCCGCATCGATCACGCTGACCATGAGAGCGTGTGGCAGAAAGCGCTGGATGCTGCAGTTGCCGGTGAGCGCGTATTGATCGCCAACGACAGCGCCGAAAGTGCCAAAAAACTGGCGGTGATGATCGAGCAGCAGCGCCCGGATGCGAAGGTGTTGCTGGTTCACAAAGAGAGTAAAGCGAACCCGGATGCCGAGCGCTTCCTCGACCGGCCCAACGATGAAGCCGTCAATTATGACGTACTGATCTACAGCCCAGCGATCAGCTCCGGCGTCTCGATCACAACACCCCATTTCACCAGGCATTTCGGTATTTTCAGCGGCCAGACGGTCAGCCCCTCGGATGCAATCCAGATGATGCGCCGCGACCGCACCGCCCGCCACTACGTGGTCGGCATCGGCATATCCCGCGTGATGCGTGAGACCGACCGCGAAGCGCTTTTCCGTGGCCTGATCGCCGCTGACGAGCTTAGCTGTGATTTTGACGAGACAGACACCGAGATCGTTCTACGCCGGACGAAAACGGTATTCGATGAGATGTTCCTGAGCTGCTCAACTGGTGAAAACCACGCCCGTAACGACTTCGCCAATCACCTGCTGCTCATGCTGATCGCGGACGGCTATCGCGTAAACCGCTTGGCCACCGATGAACAAGAGGTCAGCCAGAGCCGCTCAAACCGTAAAGAGGCGGGCATTCTGGTACGCCACCGCCGCTTAGAGATCCTGTACAGCGTCGAGACGCCCGACGAAGAACGTTTCGCTAGGCTCAACCGCCAGGAGATTAAATCCGAGACCGAGCAGGCCGAGATCGACCGCCATCACATCGAACACCAGCTTTGTGTGCCCGAGATCGAAAACCACCACGTTGATTTTTACGACGACCAGGGCATACGCCACGTGACCGCCATCGAGCTGCTGCAAGCTACCGAGGCCCAGGCAGACGCTTACGACAAGGCGCAACGTAAAGCCCGCGTGACGCTGACCCGCCACCGCTGGAAAAAACCTGTGCACCGTTTGCTTAACCAGGTGTTTGAAACCTTGGGCGTCGATCCGCACACCGGCGAGGGCGAGTTTACCGCCGATCAGTGCCGCGCCGTGCGCGACACTTTGCTCGCTAATCAAGCCGCGATTGAGCTGTATAACGCGCTCAAGATCGGCCGCTACGTTAACCCGAAAGCCGCGCCGAAATGCGCCACCACGTTCGTGAAGTCGATCATGGAGCGCCTTGGCCTGGCCCTGCACAAGCGCAAGTCGGACGGCCGGAACGTGCTGTTTATCAGCACCGACTCATGGGAGGAGGTCATGTACTACGTGCGCCTGCGCGCCGAGCGCGGCGTTCACAGCCTGACCACACACGAAGCAGCCAGCATCCACCAGCCGATGCCCGCGCCGGTACGTGAAACCACCGACGCAGCCCACAACCACGCGGCTTCCAGCGAAAGGGACACTTTGCGTGAAGGGGTAGCAGCAGCAGATGTAAGGTATCCCTCCCTGGGCGATAGCGAAAAACTCTATGCCGCCGCGAAAGCCGCTTCAAGCCCTCTCAGTTTAGACACGACGCTGGTGGAAGCGGTGCAGGCGTTGCCTGACGAGATCCGGCAGGCGGTGGTGAACGGGCAGGTTAGCCCGGACGAGCTGGCCTGGGCGATCGGCTACGCATCGAGCATGCACAAGCGGGGCAGCGCAGATGAGCTGCACTGCAACCCCGGTGTGATCAAGCGCCTGTATGACGCAGCCCGCGACCTGCCGCTAGCGTTACCGCTGGTGGATGTCGTTGCCCTGCTGCACCCGCAGATCCTGACCAGCATCAGCCAGTACAGCACCGACAACTTGCTGATGACGTTAGAATTTGCTGCTGAGTATATGCGAAAAAAGTTAACTGGATTGACCCCTGAACATGGGTAATAATACTGTATACTTGAACAGTAAATATAACCGTAGGGGGGTAACTTTATGACCGATGAAACCGCGTATGACGTACAAGACCAACTGGAAGAGCGCCTGGCCAGGGCGAGCGCCCTGCTTCACCTGCTCTCGCAGTCAGACGGCGTCGATAGCCAGACGCTGCAAAGCGTGGCACAGGACGCCGCCGACCATGTCACCCAGGCGCAGTCGCTGTGCCAGACGCTAGCAGAGACGCACAAAAAAGGGCCAGCGCTTGAGCGCCAGCCCCTTCATGCCGCGTTATCGATGCACCTAGTGGGCGCGCCCTTTCCTCAGCGCCCACCCGCCGCTTTATAGGCCGCTTTCATTGCTTCGATCCGGCCTGCCTGGTTGTCCACCCGAGCAACCTCCACCCCGTTGATTGAAGCCACCCCGACCCACCTGCCATCCCCTTGTGGGTGGGCGTTCAGCCGGGGCTTCGCCTCGGCTACTTCCTTCGGCACTGCCGCCGCGACCTTGTCCAGATCGACGTTCGGCGTGTCGAGTGCCTCTCGCGCCAGCTCTAGGTATGCCTTTATAGCGGGTCGGTAAACGCCCAGCTCTCGACTGATCAGAGACTGCGTGATTTTCGCGTCAGGCTCCTGCTCGATCTGCGCTTTTACCCACGCATGCACACGCGCCTGGGCGTCGCTGCTCTCAAGCTGCTCATGGCCGTCCAACGCCTGCAGCGCAGCGAGGCGGCTAGCGTGTTCGTACTCCTCCTGGTCGGCTTGATCCGGCTCGTCGTAGTTGATTTTAAAGGCCCGGTAGCTGCGCTGGGTATCCATGTCCTCGTGCCCCAGCATTTCGCGCCAGAACACGTCCTCGGTGACTTTCTTCCAGCGCTGATCGCGGGAGAAGTGCAGCTCAAACACCAGCCTCGCCCAGATCGCGCGGCTGTCTTTGAACACGCGCTCATCGTTGTTAAAGATCCGCTTAGTGAGCGTGTTGAGCGTCTTCGCCGTGCGGCGGTTAACATCGCTGTTGTCCATGCCCTGCAGCTCGGCAACTTCCGGCAGCGAGCGCAGCTCGTCCCACGCTTCGATCACCAGGTCAGCTTTCACCAGGGTATAGATGTGGTAAGCCTCGCTATAGTCGACGCCACCGCGCTTTTTCGCCTGGCCGCTGAACTCCAGCTCGTACTCGCCCACCTTGGCGATCCGGCCGGTCTTCAGCACCTCGATCGAGCGCCGCCCAGTGGCCAGCGCCAGCCCCAGCGTCAGGTAACTGAAAAAGCCGCGATACTCGCCATCGACCATCCTCTCCCGGTTACTCAGCAGCTCGTAAACCGTCTCCATCAGCCAGTGGTAGTTGATCTCGACCGTGTTCACCGCGCGCTCTTCCAGTGTCTCGCTGGCTTCTTCAGCCAGCGTGCTTTTCTGTGCAGAGCTCAACGTCAGGTGGCGCATGATTTCATGGTCGAGCTTCATCGCCCGGATATCCTCATAAGCGTCGTCATCGTTGCGGATCTGGTCGAGCAGCTCGCGGTGGGCCATACGAATGGCGCTGATATCGGTCAGTTTGCCGAGCGCTTTCAGCTTACTGGCATAAGCCGGGTAGCGGCTGGCCAGCCGCTCGATCTGCTGATCGAAGCTGTGATGGCGCCAGTTCTGTGCAGTCACCGCCTTGCGCGCTTCTGTCATGTAGCGGCGAAAGGTCGTGACCGCGATCCGCTCAGAATCCTTGCGGCGCTTGTCATCGTGCAGGCGTGTCTTGAAGCTACGCGCCAGCCGCGCCATGCGCTTGGTTTTCTCTTTACGTGGCATCTCATCATCGGCGTCGATCTCTTTGATCTCGCTGAGCAACCACTCTATCAATTCCGCTAAATCGACCTTTCTACGTGACTCACCGCTCATTTTCCTGCCCTCTTTCCATACATAATAAACCCTACAAACATTTATAGACCATGCACGCCTACACGTCAAGCCCTATATATACGCATACATACA